GCAGGTTCCAGCTCCTTGGTATCTTCATGTCGACACCAAAGTCTACATTGAACGAAACCAGCAGTGTCACACGCGTGACCACTGCCGTCCATTCGTCCGATGGCGTGCAGGTGGAGTCTCCCTCTTTGGGGGACCACACGGACGCCCTGGTTCGGGGTCTTGACTATCTTCTTGTTCATCATGGAGCAAGTCAGGACCTTCGCACGAATATGCGAGAGCAAGTCGTGCGATACTTGGGTAGCAGTCAAAGCTATCTGGTTTGGATTAAGAGAGTGAAATATCTCTTGGCCTACCCGATGGCGCGCTATCTTCGTAACGAACCTCCTGCCCCTCCCGATGAGCAGTTCACTTTTGAAGGGAGTTTTGGTCGATGGTGTAAACCTCGGCTGACATTCTTCAACCGACGTAATACGCATCTTTGGTACTCTTGGTTACAGTGCAAGCGTGCTTGTCTTCCCGTACCTGAGGAATTCATTGAGTCTTCATACAAGGACCATTTCGCGTCTCTGACGCGTGATGACCCAGGTGTTGATTCGACGATTGACTCGATAATGGGGAACAAGTATTTTACCACTGTCCTTGACTACATCCGGGATCGTGTTGCGGAGACCTTCAGGGTGGGCTGTCTCCATCAGGCTTCGACATCGGCGTGTCATGAACAAACACGCGGCCAGCCAGACGAGTTTGGTGGTCAGTACAAGTTCCTTCGGAATCTCTGTGAGATCCGTGGACTTGGGGCCGATGAGCTTCATTCGATGCGCGTCGTTCATAACGCGTACCGTAAGGGGCAATGTCTTGGGACAGTCGTCATAGAGTATCGGGTTCCTAGTGGATCTGAATCTTGGTCAACTCTTGTGGGCCGCTATGATGACATTGACATTTCGAAGCCTGTCCAGTGCACAATTCAGGCGGTTCTTGAGCCGTTGAAGGTTCGAATTATTAGTAAAGGGCAGGCTCTGCCCTATTACTCGATGAAGCCACTTCAACAGGCTCTCCACACGTGCATGAGATCCATGCCGTGGTTCCGGCTGATTGGACGACCTCTATGTCCGACGGACCTGATTGATCTTGTCAGGTACGAGGATCTGGATTCGAACCCAGATCTGCAGTGGCACTCGATCGACTATAAGGCATCGACCGACGGGCTTTCTTGGAAGCTCAGTTGCCAGATTCTCGATCGTGTGACCGCTTCGTTGCCGAAACGCGTCCGCAATCTTGCGTTCCGCGTATTAGGCCCGCACGGACTTCATTATCCAGAACCCGGACCTCGCCGAAAGACGAAGTTCTGGGGTGATCAGCGAAATGGTCAGCTCATGGGTTCCATTCTCTCATTCCCGATCTTGTGTCTTGCCAATCTTGGACTCTGTCTCAGAGTCAAGGAGGGCTCGACACCAAACGCCTTTTTGATCAATGGCGATGACGCGCTATACCTTGGCACGTCGAAGGAGTGGGAGGACCATGTTCGTCTGGGTAAGGAGGTTGGTCTCGAGATGAGCGTCGGAAAGGCCTACCGACATCGTGAGTACGCGAATCTGAATTCAACGTGTTTTCACATGCCGATAAAACCTGTCACCTACTTTGGTAACGAAGTGGTGACGAAGGCTCCGACAGTGACCCCCTGTCAGATCGACTTTCTGAATACTGGCCTAATCTTTGGTCAGCATAAGGTCTTGTCGAATGTGGCAGAGGCTCATATGAGAGACGATCCTAGCGCTACACTTTCAAGCAACTTACCTAGAATACTCGAGGGCGCCCTGCCGGGACGGCAGGCTTCACTCTTGGGCGGTATCCTTCGGGACCGTGGGCATGAGTTGCATGATGATTTGCGTGTCGTTGTGAAACGGTACGTGAACGGAAAACTTCTCTCGAAAGTGACTACAAGTCGGAATCTCTTCCTACCTCGGTCGGTAGGAGGGGCAGGAGTTTTGGCTCCACCCGGCTTTACATATCGGATCACTCATACAGATCGCCTCATTGCGCAAGCGGTGATGTGCGGTTACACCTACTGGGAACGTGCTGGTATCAGTTGGCCTCTTTCCGTACCCGCCGACCTTCGGGTCGCGTGGGCTAAGGTCAGTTCAGGCGGCGATGTCCAGACGTTTTCGGTGGATGGTGTTACCACTTTATGAGTGACTCGACACTTAGAGCAGGTGTTCGAGTGTATGCGCGACGGCTTCCCTATATTGCGCTGGACGGGGATCAGGTGGGTTCATGGGGCCGTGTGCTCGGCGGCATGGCTATGGTGTTCTGCCATTCAGCTCCCAAAACGTTTCCGCTCAGCAGTCAGAGCTTCGAATCCTCTGACGCATCTGCTGAGATGGTGTAAAGATTTACGTACCAAGACTCTCTATATAAGTGCATACGAGGACCAATAAACGACGGTGCCGATTGGCTGTGCCGATTGGGATAACGTTTATCTCGTAGTACATACGGTTAGAGAGGTCGGAAGGTCGAGAGACTGCACGGGAGCCGACGATGAGGTCATCTTCGTCGTTGGTAGGATGAACAGTCCGGCGATCACGTCGGATACCATACAGTGATAGATTCGAACATGCCGCAAGGCAAGAAGCAAAAACAGAAGAAGTCGACACAGCCGAAACAGTCTAAGACTGTCCGGGGCTTCGGTGAGCGCGTTGTGAAGAACACGCCTCCTCACTTACTGGGTACTCTGGCGGACATCGCTGAGAATGTTTTACCTCTCACGCCGTTCGCGCCGTTCGGAAAGCTTGTCAAGCCTCTCCGTTCGGTCTTGGGTTTTGATGAGCGCGTTGTCCACAATCTGCCTCAGGCTAGCTCCTCTGGAGCTCCTGGAGTCAGCAGTGACGGTGGTACCGTCGTCCAGACGATGAACGCGCCCATCGCATTCGCTCGAAACCAGCTCAAAACTGGATATCATGCGATTCAGGTTGGTCCTGACGCACAGCGAATGTGGGTTTGTGATCTGTGGTCGTTGATCACGACTAACATTTCTGCGCAGATTTTTAATTCTGCGAAG